TTGGCACGCTTGCTCTTGGTCTTCGAACAAGCAGAGGCCCTCTGATTCTTTGAACAATCAGAGGAATTTGGTTCACCAGTCGCGGGGGGGTTGGCCCCGGATTCCCTCCGCCCGTGGAGCGGCGAAGGGTTAGACATAATGGGATGCCCGGTTTACTCTCCGTTCGGCGAGTTCGAACCCGACTCTACAACCTATAAGGAGGTTTGAGTGACCGGGGTGCAGGTATTGTTGTCTTGTTTTGTCTGGTGCTGTTGTTGCAGTTTATAAACCCTCACTATCTGTGTGTCTAAACAGTGAGATGGTGTGTGGTCCCGGGTGATGCCGTGTGGCACGCCCGGGGAACTTGCCGCAAGTCCCGCGCTGTGGCGCGCTCCCACTGGAGCCTAGAACAGTGGAAGCAGTCGTGCATGACTAGTGTCGGCCTGTCAATAGCGCAGTTTGGCTGACTGCACTACCTCCAAGGGAGGCTGACGGGCCTGAAGTGGATGATACTTGAACGTATCCGTCGTTGGTGAAAACGACCTTCGGGGTGAGTAGGGCGATGGACTCTATGATCTCATCACAGGCCGACATCCCCTCCTCTTTGGGCTCCTCAAGCGGAAGAAGACGAGCACGTTCAATACGCGCCTGTTCGAGGACCGCCAAAAACTTTGGGGTCCCAAACTCCGCCCAAATGCGGCGGATCTCGCCATCCCAGATGATGTACTGCTCACACGTGAAAGGACCGGAGGAGGAAGATAGAGCTTGGTAACGCTCCACCAGGTTTCGATAGTCCTTCATGCAAGGCATTTCGGAGAGAGAAGGGGTTGGGTCAATGGGCCTCGGGTTGAAGAGGAGAATCTCGTATGTGACCCACAATTGACCAGCCTGGAAGTAGGCCGGAGCAACCGTTTGAGCACCACTCGTCTCAACGATGAAGTCGGCCGCAATGTAATTTTGCGTCGACATGCCCGTGTAAGTGGAAGTCTCGGTTTCGACAAATCGGATAGGTTGATTCGAAACGTGCGGGTCGCACTCCATGTAACAGGTCCCCGGCGCCGCCGGTGAACATGAAGTCGAACCCTGCATGTTGAGTATACCAGTCAGAGTGTCGGGCCAGCCGCCTGGGTTGCTGACGTTGTAGTTGAATGTCATAGCAACCTGCCCCAAGGCTGCACTGTTGCCAGAAATGGCGAACCCGCTGGTTGGGACGTACTCAAAGGCCAAACCAAGGAAAGCGTACTGCTGAAATGAGGTAGCGACCCCGGAAAGCCAAGGAAAGTCGGCGGCCCGTCCGGGGTTGAGTTTGAAGGCGTACCTTATAGTAGTATCCCTGATTTGGATAGTCTGGATGAACTCGCGACGAGCAAATCGTACATGCCCCTCCTTGTCCATATGCATGAGTGGTACGGTGTCCCGTGACTGTACGGGTTTAACCAGCGAATTCACTTCGGGCGTGGCATTCTCAGCGATGTCTTCGGCAGGGTGGCCAATTTCGTTAGCCAGTTGTTCCTTGTACTCCCCGAATCCGAAGATTTTGCCGAGACCCTTCTCGGCGAAAGAGCCGAGAGTGCGCCCGAGGCTAGCTCCAATGCGTCCTCCGACAGAACTGGAAGAGCCACCTCCCGATCCTGCCGAAGTCGTCCCGCCGGTGCGTCGGCGGGGTCGGCGCCCGCGTGGGCGCCGTGGTTTGTTGTTTTTGTTTTTGTTTTTGTTTTTAGGAATCCAATAAATAACCATTTCGAAAAGACGGATCAATCTTCCCGATGGGTGGATCTACGCGCGATTGTTTATACTCCCCTACGTGGGCCTGTGGTCTAGACCCGGGAGTGTCCCCCCCTATCTCCGTTCGCCTCACGGCCGCACAGTCCCGTAGATCAAAGGATACTGTGTTTAACCGTGGGTATCGGAGAAGGAACTTCCGAGGTGTTGCACTGGGGTACTCTCATGGT